TTATAAATTTTCTAGAGCCTTTTCATAATAGGAAACGGCTTCTTTTTCTTTCTCTTTTGATAAGTGACTGTATATGTCTAATGTCATTGAGATATTTGCGTGTCCTAATCGATATTGTAATTCTTTATAGCTGATACCAGCATTTAGCAATAAACTAGCGTGAGTATGACGGAAAGCATGAAAAGTAAAATGTGATACGTTACAAGCTTTTTGATGTCTTTTTAGTGAATGCTGACGGTTAGTTATTTGCATGTATGTCCGTGTAGGGGTAGCGAATACAACGCTAGGAGTAAGCTCACCAAGTTCCTGAAAAATTTGGCGTTGTCTATTTTGGTATTGCTTAAGCATGAGAACTGTTTTGTTGTCTATACTGATAACCCTGTTTCCTGCTTTACTCTTAACAGTGCTTACTTCTTTTGCGATATGACTATAGTTTTTATTGATGTTAACTGTTTTACATTTGAAATCAATATCAGACCATTCAAGGGCGGATAATTCTCCAAAACGGCAACCTGTAGCAAGTAAGAGTTTGTATAAAACACTATCAAAATAATCTCCATATTGATATGGAGCTATTTTATCCATGTAATCCAAAAAAATTTTTAAGTCATTATTAGGTATATACTTTACCTTGTTTTTGGTTTTTTGCTTACGAGGTAAAATAATTTCCCTAGCAGGGTTAAAAGGTATTAATTGCATAGTAACAGCATACTGTAATATGCGCTTATGAGCTGAAACGACAGCCGAAAAGTTTACTAACTTTTTAGATAACTTGTTAACCCAGTTTTGAATAACGATAATATTGATATTTTCTAGTTGCATAGCTCCAAAAGTAGGGAGTATGTGAGTATCAAGGTAACTTTTTACAATATCTACTGTTTGAGGTTTAACCGTCATTTGGTAATTTTCAAGCCATAGTTTTGCAAGTTCACTATAATTCTTGATATTTGTAGCTTTAAATACTGTTGCTCCGTTAGCTTTAAAAGCAATTTTAGCCTGTTGTATTTTCTGCTTGGCTTCTTTTTTTGTTCTACCTGTTATAGTAGTTTTAACTTTCTTTCCTGTAATGCTATCTACACCAAGATAAACATTTGAGCGGTATACTTTTGTACCGTCTTTTTTAGTGACTTCATTTATTTTCATGATAAACCTTTCTACAGCAGGCAAGCTATTATTAAAAAAGTTCTAGGTTTATATGAATTGTTGGAAAAAACAGCATGGTAGCGAATGAATGTTTCAATGTTGAAACATTTGGTAATATTTTAGAGCCGTTCAAAAAGGTATGGTAGTAAAGTTATAAGTTTATCCAGAATCTGGACAAACCTGTTTTAGAACCATTCAAGACAACATGGCAGTAAATGAAATGCGACCATGTGGTCGTTTTTAAAAAGCTGATGCACTGTTTTGGTGCGTTAGTTCATGCGATTGATAAAAAGTTTAGAAATACTATTTATCTGAGCTTGTTTCATGTTTTTCTTGCGCTTCATCCATAAGTGAATAACTATTTTTAGGGTTCGTATACCTTTGATAATGAAAGTTATCTCCCTTATTTTTATCAACAGCTAATAGTGTATTGAATAATAACAAAATTTTATTGTCAGATATATGAAAGTCATTTTGGTAAAGAAAATCTATAAAATCCATGAAAATACTATCTATTTCACTATCAAAGATGTCCTCAAGTTCTTCTTTTTGTAACTCCTTAACAAATTCACTAAGTTCCTTATAAGGTTTTTCATCATATCCAAGTAAATAGCCAATATTTACTCCAAACTTTTTAGCGAGTTCTTCAGCTTTAGCGGGTTTTATACTGGTTTCTCCGTTTTCCCAATTTTGTAATGTTCTATAATGAACACCTAATTCATTCGCTAATGCTTGTTGAGACAAGCCTTTTTCCTTACGTAATTCTTTCAGTCTATTCATATTTAAAAGTACCTTTCAAGTTAAAATTTTACCATACTAGAAACAATTAATACAATAAAATTGTGTATTTTTTTAATAAAATGTTTGACAATACAAAAATGTTGTGTAAAATATAGACATGCACAATAAAAATGTGTGTTTTGAAAACAAATACTTTTAGAAAGGAGAAAATATGCTTATTACAGTAGAACATGCTGAAAAAGTCCGTGTTAAACGTGGACGTTTAGATTTAACTAAAGGTGCTACAGCTAAAAAGTTAAATGTTACCCCACGAACACTAAAACTTATTGAAGCCGGTAATTATGACGCTCCAAAACGTATTTATGAAAGTGTCATGAATTGGCTAGTAGAAGACTACTAAAAAAGGGAGTCGATAAACGCGACCCCCTCAAAGCTGAGGTACCAAAACGGTACTTCATAACAAAAAAAGGCTTAGCAGTCGGCAAACTCACAAGCCTTTTAGGAATGAAACTAAAACAAAATTAATAAAGCAGGCAAGCTATTATTAAAAGGGTTTTAGCAAAGATTTTTATGCTTGAATTATAACAAATTCGGGTATTTGTGTCCATGCAGAGAGTGAGAACTCTTAAAACTTCAAAAAAATCAAAAAGGAGTTAACATGCTTTACCAAGAAATCAATTTACCAATCTGGGCTCAATTGGTACTGATGGTGTTTTTACTGTTAGCGTTGCTTATATTGTTTAAAATCGAGCCTGTAGAGGACGTTAAACAAGAAAGTAAAGAAATACCAGATAATCATGTAAAAGAGCGGTACGGGGCTTATATTCAATTACAGGGACGTTATTATAACTAGAGGGGGATAACATGACAAGAAAAAAACTAGAAAAAATATCAGAGCTGATTTTTCAACAATTAAGCGAGGAAGAAAAAGATATGTTTATGGCAATGGATAACAAACAGCGTGTGAAATGGTTGAAGCAATTTTTTTCTAAGATTGGGGGTAAATGAATGTTTAGTTTAAGTAAAGAGAGTGAGAACAGTCTCAAAATGGAATTGCTAGCATTGGTAGCGAACTTTTTAAAGTCTTACGAAAAACCAACACCAAAGTTTTTAGGGTTGATGACTCAAAAGCAAGTATTAGAAGAGTTAGGTGTCAGTTATTTGACTTTGCAACGGTGGGAAAATTTAGGTTTAAAACGCTATACACCTCCTGTTGAAGATACTAGAACAGTTTTTTATAAAGTTGATGATATTTTAGTGTTTTTGGGGGTAAGATAATTGGCAAAGACAAAAGTTTATTTTTGGTTGAAAGTTGATAAAAAGTTTTTTGACAATGTTTTTATCAAGCGATTAAAAAACATGAATGGCGGGTATGCTATGACCGTTATTTATATCCGACTTATGTTAGAGAGTTTAGAAAGTGATTGTATTTTATACTATGACGGTTTTCTTGAGAGCTTGGTAGAAGAATTAGCTATTAAGTTAGACGTTTCAGAAGATGATATAAATATGACTATGGCATATTTTACTAAATGTGGACTAATTCAAGTTGATACCAACGGAAACGCTGAACTATTGCAAGCTAAAGCAATGTTAGAACAGGAAACAAATCAAGCACAATATATGCGAGAATACAGGAAACGTCAAAAATTAAAAAATGATAATTCTTACAATGTAAGCCAACTAGTTAACGTTGTAAGCGAACCGTTAACCACTTGTAAGACAGAGATAGATAAAGAAATAGAGTTAAAGAAAGATATAAATATAGATATAAAGTCAGAAGTAGATACTAGAGAAAATCAATCTGCTACTGCTGATGGAAAATCTGATTTTAATGTTTTTGAATATTATCAATCGCGAATTGGTTTTCTTGACGGCTATCAATTGCAAAAAATTAAAGATTTTATAGAAATTGATAATTTAGAGCCAAATTTAGTTAAGCGAGCAATTGACAGAGCAGCCGATAACTCTAAAAGAAATTTTGGTTATATCAATTCGATTCTTAAAAATTGGGCTCAAAACGGTATCAAAACAATTGTTCAGCAAGATGAAGAACAACGAAGATTTGAAGAATCCAAGAGACAACCTGCTAAAAGTGATATAGAAAGCACTATCCCAGACGATTTACCATTTTAGAAAGTGAGGTAAAAACATGGAAAAGAACCCATTTGAGAACTTGAAACATATTATAGAACTTGAAGAGGTTTGTCCCGTCCATAACGTACACTTACAACAGCTTAACAGGACTGTTGTAATAGCGGGAGAAGCCAAACCGAGAAAGCCCGCCCCTTATTGTCCCGAATGTGCCAAAGAGGGAATAGCCCAAAAGAGCCTAAGCGAACTTGAAAAACTTAAAAATAAAGAATTATACGCAAATACTTACAACGTCTTGGAGCGTGATAGTACAATCCCTAAAGAGCTTAAAACGGCTACTTTTGATAATTTTATAGCAAATACACCCGAAGAACGTCAGCTTTTAGCCTTTGCTAAACAGCAGGCAAAGAAGTATATAAATGGCATGGTTGGAAATACGCTTATAACGGGCGGTACAGGCATTGGAAAGAGTCATTTAAGTGTTTCTATTGCCAAAGCGATAAACGAGGGATACAGGGCTAAGAATGAGCCTAAGAGCGTGTTATTTATCAGCCTTACAGAAATCATTAAGGAAATCAAAGAGGGGTGGAATTATGGCAGAGGTGCCAGACTAACAGAAGCAGAAGCGGTTAAGCTATTGACTGAAGTTAACTACCTTATTCTTGATGACCTTGGGGCGAAGAATGCAACACTAAACCCTAAAAGCGATTGGGAACAAGACTTCTTATTCGATATTCTGAATAACCGAGAAAACACGATTATCAATACTAATCTAAGCGGGTCAGAGTTAAAGAAAGTCTACAATGAACGCAATGCAAGCCGTATTTTGAAAGGTTTAGAGGGTAACACCTTTAAGGCGTTTGGTATCAAAGATAAGCGCTATAGTATCCGAAGTTTGAAATGAGACTTTTTTCAATTTTTTTCTTACCTATAGTACTAAAAAGCTTGGTACATAAGGTATTAGACAGGTAAGAAAAAAAGTTATTAGTAAGAAAAGTAGGCATTTAGTAAGAGTTTTTTAGTAACGATTAGGTAGAGGGCTGATGTACCTAAATCGTTCAACGTTGAACGATTTGGAATATCTTTAGCAAATTTTTCACTAAAAATAGAGAGGGCGCCATTTTGAAGAGGCGTTACATTGCTTTTTTAGGACGCCCCAATTCAAGGCGTCCTAAATAGTGCAACGTTGCACTATTTGGAAACTCAGTAGTGATTATCAAATTTCCCAACGTTGTGAAATATTGGTGTTTAAAAATAACAGGTGTACATTTGTCGTACATTTGTAAAATGAGGAGGAAACAATGGAACAATACAAAGAAATCCTTGAGAAATTGAATAACAATTTTGTTATTCTTTCGAAAAATGGTATAATACTAGATATAGAGGCGCCTGAATTTGGAACGTTGATTATAAAATATCATAACGGAATAATTTCAAGCGTTGAAAAACAAGAAAATAAAAAATTTTAGAGTGTCTACTCAAATACCATAAAGAGGGATACAGCTATTTTCAGAATAGTTGTGTCCCTCTTTTTTGTTTGAGTTAGAGAAAGGAGAAAAAATGAAAAAACTTAAAACTATTTTTAATGATGTTGAGGGAGTGGTATTTGATGACTTGGTAAACGACTTTACCAAAGACAAAAAAGTTGATAGTATCCAGTGCCAAACTGTTTTGAAAAAGGGAGTAGCCTATCCAATTGCTTTTATTGTTTATGAGGTAGAATAATGAAAGAAATCACAATAAACGGTGTTATTATTAGCAATAATCAACAAAAATACTATGACTATAAAGGGATAGATGCAATTTGTCCAAGATTGGTTATTGAACAGTTAAAAAAAGCGGGTGGAGATGACGTTAGAGTTTTGATAAATTCAGGCGGTGGCTTGGTGTTTTCTGGGCATGAAATTTTTACCGCTTTAAAAAATTATAATGGATATGTTGAGACGATAGTTACAGGGCTCGCTGCAAGTGCTGCAAGTATTATTTTATTGGGTGGTGATGTTGTAAAGGCTTCTCCAGGTGCTCAAATTATGATACACAATGTTAGTTCAACGAAAAAAGGCGATTATAGAGATATGGAACACGAAAAAACGGTACTTGAGGGGACAAGTGACGGTTTAGCGTTTATCTATTCTCAAAAAACGGGCTTGCCTATGAAAAAAATCCGCAAAATGATGGATGCTGAAACGTGGTTTAATGCTCAAACGGCCAAAGAAAAAGGCTTTATTGATGAAATCCTTTTTGATGAGTCAGTGCAATTAGTGGCAAATAATGGCTATGTTGTTTCACAAAAAGAGATTGATGCTTTTTATAACTCTTTGGAAGAAAAAAATAACATTAGTACAATTGTCTCACCGTTTGCAAAATATTGCCCTAAGCCGTCACCATTTACAAAGTTTATTAAAAAATAAAGTTAGGAGACTATTTTTATGGAATTTTTCACAGATTTAAAAACAGCTAAAAAAGATAGTAATACGACAATGGATCTAGAAAAAGCAAAACAAATTTTATTTAGGTTAAAAGATGAATATAAAGTTTTAAAGGATAGTGGTTATAAATATTATCTGGTTGGCGCTTTTCCTTTAATTGTTTCACAATTAAAGACTAAAGAAATCAACGCTTACAACAATTTTCTTGACCTAATTAAGGAGCATAAAAAACTAGAAAAACAATTTAATATTAGGCTAGAAAAAATCAGAAATGAAGCTTTTTTCTCAAATAAGACTAAAAAAGAAACAGAGAATAAGTTAAAAGTATCTTATGAACCAGATTTTAAAGAAATTGCGGTTAAACAAAAGAAAAATATTGAAATCTTTATTGAGCCAGCACTCACTTTTACAAAAGAATTGAATGAAGCGCTTGTTGGATGCTATAAACAAAAACTTAGCGAAATAGTGAATGTAATTCAAAAAATGGAAGAATTATCAGAAGCCTCAAAAGCGGATGGCGTTTTTGTCTTGGATACACTTCCTTATCGCAATGTTATTAAAATCTCAAATAAAGAGAATTATTTAACTTTGCCTTTAACCAATGAAGAACGTGCTAAAAATGAGCCTTTTCCACTTTTATATAATTCAGAACGTAGCAGACTTTTAGATGAATTTAAAACCAAAAAAGGTTTTGGCTATTTTGAGGGGTATTTGTTTAATAAATACTTGAAGAAAGAAGCGGAAAAGTTAAATATGACAGTTGAACAATATAAAGATTATTATGCTTATAATAAGATTGATGAAACAAGTGTTATAATGTCTGAAATGAGTTATTACGATAAAGTAGGGAAAAGACAGTTAGAAGATAAAAAATATAGTGATTATGTTACTGAGAAAGTTAACAGTTATTTAGATAAAACACAGGAATTACATTATCCAATTGAAGTTGATGACCTCATTTGAAATGACCCCAAGAAAACAGTATTTTAAAGAACATGAAAAAAAGTAGTTTTAAAATTGAATTTAATACAGAACTCCAATACTTAAAAAGATATTTTAAGCGTAGTACTTCCAATCCTAAATATTCTTGTTTAGAACAGATGATTATTGACCGCAAAGAGGAGTTATTTCATCCATATTTTGAAACTGATATTAATCATGGTTTTAAAACAAATAAGAAAAGGACACCAGAAGCGTTGAAACGGCTTGAATTGGAAGAACAGGATACTTTGCTTAAAATCTATCAAACATGGATTATTGCTATTGAAAAGCATCTAAAAATGAGTGATATAAATATAGTCAGAGTTGTCAAAGATGTTTATGTAAACAAGAATATGGATGTAGAAACAGCTGGTATGAAATACTTACACTATGGTAAAACAAGGACGTATGAAATATTATATAATTGGTTTCAGGAATTGAATATAACATTTTTTAATGAACGCAAATAAAAAAACCTCGGGAGTGTTCCTGAGGTTATTTTAGGCTTTGATGGTCGATGATAGAGCAGATAATTGCAATTAAGAAGATTATTCCGAAGAATCCCGCTATAAGCTTGAATACAATGTTAATGTTTACGAATAGCAGGAAAAGAAGTACAAGAGGGATGAGTAGTAGGTAAATCATTGTTACAGTTCCTTTTAGTGAATAATCTAAGATATTAAATAGTGTAACAAATTATCTCCAATTTATGAATGCAATTCAAAAGAAATACATTGCATTCATATTTTAAGGAATTGACTTAACACCTTGATATATAAAGTGTTAGAAGCTATTTAGCGAATGCAATAGAATAGAAGATATATAGCATTTGTGTAGGTATAATTTAATAATAAAATGTTATTGGTTTAGCTTTACGATTAAAAAATTACTTGTTTTATGTTATAATCAAATTGTTCTTATCTTCTATTTCATTAAGTAATTAGAGGGTATACAGTATTTTCTCACAGTATCTTTATGCTTTGGCATTATTAAACGTTAGTATTTTTAGGGATGTACTAACGTTTTTATTTTGATATAATTGGCTTAGGATAATTAAGGGGTTTGCGTTAGGTATTCATTCAAACTTTGGTCAGGGAGAATGAGTACCTTTTTTGTTTTTATTATAATCCTAGGATTTTATTTTATCAACACTTTTTTAAAAAATTTTTAAAGTTTTTTTAGTGCTTTCAAAATAAGGTTTGGAATACTTAGACCATTGTCTTTTGCCTTAGATTTGATATAATCTACTTCTTCTTGCGAGAAGTTAATAGCTATTTTCTTATTACGTTTTAAACCAGTAGCAGGACGACCACGAGAACGTTTCTTTTCTTCTTGCAT